AGACACTTCAGGAACAGTTTTAACGTATCAATATACAATTACTATGAGTCAGCCTATGACAGGAAATCTTGCAGTTGGCACTCCTATTGAATTTGTAAAAGGATATACTGCAAGTGGGCATACAAAAGTTTTCGAGGCAATACAACCTAGTACAAATAAACATCCAGAGAGTCAAAGAGGTTTCTGGAAAAGATTAGATGTTTGTGGTAAGCGTGTAAATTCTTGTAAAATAAGATTTCAAACAAATGCTGCAGGAACACTAGATACATATTTACCCCTACCTTTTGGAGGCTTCATAGGTACGAAGAAATTTAAGTGATAGATGAAATACAAGAATATTTTAATAATAATTATCCTAAAGAATCTTGCGGAATAATTGGAATAGTAAGAGGAAAAAAAGAATGGTTCCCCTGTAGAAACTTAGCAGAGGGAGAACATGATTTCATAATGTCTTCTGAGGATTATTTAGATATATGTAAAAAAGCAGATATATTTGCAATAGTACATAATCATTTACATACAGATAATACTCCAAGTGAGGCAGATATTCGTGGATGTAATGCTACAGGAATTCCTTACTATATATTTGATTCTGAAATGAATCTAAATATAGTACAGCCAAAGACAAAAGCATACCCTTTAATAGGTAGAGAGTATAAATTCGGAGAGGCAGATTGTTTTGAAGCCGTACGAGACTGGCTAGCAAAAGAAAATATTAATATTCCTCCTCGTGCTTTATTTGAACAAGAGTGGTGGAATAAAGATTTAAATTATTTTCGTGATGATATTATAGAGCAATGGGGAGGTAAACCTGTTACTGATCCTGAGATTAACGATGTTTTAATTTTTCAGACAACTACAGATGTTCCAAATCACTGCGGAGTTTATTTAGGTAAAGATATGTTTTTTCATCACGCAGTAAATAGATTATCTTGTAGAGAATCTCTGTACCCCTTGTGGGCAAAACATTTAGTAGGAATATATAGATATGAAGCGTAAAGTATACTTAGAAGGAGAGATCGGAGAAAAGTTTGGAAAAGAATTTACACTAGATGTTGATTCTTTTAGAGAAGTAATTCAGTGCTTAGATTGTAACTTCTCAGACTTCAGATCTTACTTAGCCGAATGCCATGAGAATGGTATAGGATTTCTATGTGATATTGATAACACTCCTATTACTAATGATGCAGAGCTTTTACTTCACTATCCCACAGGAGATATGACTATTCGAGCTCTTCCTATAGGATCTGATGGTATCGGCAAATTTATACTAGGTGCTGTACTTGTAGCCCTTTTGTTTGTTCCAGGGGTAGGAACAGTAGTAGGGGGCGCAGCAGGAAGTACACTATTTGGAGCAGCTACAGTAGCAGGTGCTAGTGGATTAGCAATAGGTGCTGCTTTGGGCCTCGCAGTTCTTGGAGGAGCTTTGCTAATGCAAGGACTAACTGAAATGATGGCACCAGATCCGGCAGGAGATTCTGGAGGAACACAAAAAGAGGATTCTTATTTATTCCAAGGATCGGGTCAAACTATTGTCGAAGGAGACCCTTTACCTATATTATACGGGGAGCTAAGAGTTCCGGGAAGACCAATTAGTTTTCAAACTGCAAATGCTACTGCAGTGTTTGTTCATAGAGAGCCTATTTTAGATGCTAGTGGTAATGCTCTGACAGGAAATATTCCAGACAATCAAACAGAACAGGGAACTAATCCTTTAGATACAAATAATCCTATTGGCGGCGGTGGCGGCGGAGATGAAGGCGGTGGTAACGGTACAGATGTAAATGTTTGGAATCTTATGAATTTTTACGATCAACAGGACTTCATTCGCTGGCTTCAAGTACAAGGAATTTAATATGACTAGAGGACATGATAGAGGCCGTCCCAATGGATTTAACAATGGACAGGGGCAAAATTCTGGTAGTGCTGATCAGACTGAACGAGTATTTACTCAAACAGGCTCAGGGACTACAGTACAGAATATCGCTATTACCGATGTTATTTGTGAAGGTCCAGTAGCTGGCTTAAAGAGAGGTTTAGGTTCAATCTTTTTTGATGATATTCCTGTAAAGGATGCAAAGTACTTAGGATACCACCCTCCACAAGGTCCGCTAGGAACAGCTATTGATCCCACAGCTAAAATTACTTTTAGTTTAAAAACAGGTACTTTAGGTGCCGGTGCAACCTTGCCTGACTATATGATTGATACTTCAGACGGCAATTATTATGCACTAAATAAAAGTATTATATTACAAGACTACTTAAAAGCAGAAAACTTACAAATAGTAAGTAGCACTAGAAATTCAGACAATAAACTTCAAATTAGTATTGGAGCAAATTTTACATCTTTTAGTAGTTTGCCTGCTGCTTTTACTGGAACCTCAATGAATTTTAATGATACTACTGTATGGAATCAGCACATAGACGATTTAACCAGCGGTAGTACTTTTTATGGTTTGCAGTGGGGATCTCTTCTTTCTCAAACTACTGGAACTCCACCTACTGATTTTACTTTCGGACCTCCTAGTTACCCAGGCGAATTTGGTAATACATCTATAAATGCAAACAGTATAGTAAGTGCTCCAAGTAACTCAGTCCGATTTGTAGCTGTTAGTTCAACCTATCCAAATGGTTTAATTGTATACAGTGCAGGAGTTTCTACAGTTAATCCTCTTACTCTTGCTAAAAATGACGTTATTAGTTGGCCAAATGCCACTGGAAACGGTATAATGAAATGGAGAGTTGTAAAACAAACAGGTACAACGTATAGTTGGGATTCCGGAGTTCTAACTTCTAGTGGCACTCATACTATAACAGCGGACGGGGATTATCATTTAGTAATTGTTTCTGGTTCTCGAATTACTTCAGGAAACTCTGAGCCTACTGCAGCCCAGAAAGGAATTACGCCTAATATGATTAGTGTACAGCCTGCGAATGTTCCTGTAGGTGCATTTGCCGGTAACTCTGCAGATTGGATTACAGTAGATGATCCTAGTAAAAAAGCTTTTTTAGTGGCAGATGATTACGGCTCTGTAATGGGCGGAGAAACTGTAGAATATACAAATGGTAAATTAGTTTTTGAAGCAAAAAATCCTTTTGTTGGGCTTTTTGACATTAATACTTATAAACTATTTATAGCTAAAAAGTTTTTGATAGCTAGTATGCCAAATAGTAAAACGATAGTAACAGAAAATCCTCCAAAAAGCGGTAGCTATATTTTTTCAGTAACCGAATCAAAACTTTTTGATTTTACAGAAGAATCCCTTATAGAAGATGAAACTGGAGATATTACTCTAGCAAATGCTCCTGCCCATTATACTGACGACGAAAAACAAGAATGGGTAGACTTTTACACTAGACAGAACGAAGCATTTGGAACATTTAATAAAATAGAAGGATTATATGCTCAAGAGCGCAGAGGTTATATTTCACAAGATCCTTTAATAGAAGTCGGAAAAGTCGGTGCTGATGTTGCAAATGATGGAGATTTAAACGGAGTAACAATAAGAGAATTAAAAATACTGGAGCCTAGTGCTTCTGATCCTGACCTTTCAAATTATGGTTCTACTACAGGAGAAGCAATTCCTATTAAAGATATTCATGGCTTACCAAATACTGATCCAGAAAACGGAAACGTAAATAGGACAACCACAAGTGGATTAGATATAAATAATCATACAAATCCAAACCCTACAGAAATACCTTCCAGTGCATTTGCAAATACTGCAAAATTAAATGAAATGGATCAAATTTCTATAATTATTACTTATCCTCAAGGTTTAAACTCTATGAATCAAGAGGATGGAGCACTATCTGTAGCCTATGCAATATATAAGTTTAGAATAAAGTTTACTACTAATGGAGTTACAGGAGATTGGATAACATTATTTGGAAAAAATGTTAAGCATTCTGCTCGAACTAGGGCGGGAATATCGTTTGAACATATAATAGATTTAGAGTCTTTTAGACCTTTTGATACTTTTGTTGTTCAGATTGCAAGACAAACAAGAAGTGCAGGACTGCCTGTAGGCCCTAGAGGATTTTCTTCTACATCTATTGATGATAAAACAAAACATTTTTTAACAGCCGATGCAACTGTAACTAAAATACAGTGTATTATTAAGGATAAGTTTACATATCCTTATAGTGCCTTGGTAAATACTATATTTAGTTCAAGACAGTATAGTAGAGTTCCTAAAAGAACATACGAGATGAGAGGATTACTTGTACAGATTCCTTCCTCTTACACACCTAGAGAGTATTCTACTTCAGGAAAAGCAAAGTATGAAAAATTTTGGGACGGTAGTTTTAAAGATACTCTTCAATATACAGATAACCCTGCATGGTGTTTTTACGATATAGTAACAAATAACAGATATGGAGCAGGGCAGTACATAAAAGATTATAATATAGATAAGTACTCTTTATACAGAGTAGCTAGATATTGTGATGAATTAATAAGCACTGGCAAACCAGAGGGTTTGGGCAATTTAACAACTGGGGAGTACTATAAAATCAAAGTTGCAGGCACAACAACTTGGTCAGATTTTGGAGCAAGTGCAAATACTGTAGGAACTGAATTTAGATTTTCTCGTAATCCAGATGCTACTTTTGATCCATCGTCTAGGGTTGAACGATTAGAGCCTAGATATAGAATGAATATCTTTTTAACAAAAGCTACTGACGTATATAAAGTTTTAAAAGATATGGCTACTACATTTTTAGGAATAATTTATTGGTTAGATAATCAAATAACAGTAGTCCCTGACTTACCCTCTGACTCTGTATATAATTTCTCAAAATCTAATGTGGTAGATGGACGTTTTTCATATGAAGGAACAGGAGCTAAAAATAGGTACAATCAAATAATTGTAACTTGGGCAGACCCTGAAGCAGGTTATGAGTTAGTTCCTTTACTTATAGAAGATAAGTCAGATATTGCAAAAACGGGGAGAGTTGTAACTCAAGAGGTAGTTGCATTTGGGTGTACTTCCGAAAGTCAAGCAATAAGATATGGAAAATGGAAACTATGGACAGCACAAAATCAAAGGGAAGTTGTAACCTTTAAGACCTCTTTTTCCGCAGCATTTGTTAGACCTGGAGATGTAGTAAATGTTCAAGACTCTGATAGATTCGGTGTATCTTATAGCGGTCGTGTAAAATCAGGCACTACAGGAAGTTTAGTTTTAGATAGAGAAGTATTATTTTTACCAACTAGTACATATGAATTAAATTTAGTTATAACTGAACCAAGTGCTTTTTATACTGGTTCAGCTCCAATAACAATTAATGGAACTACATACAATACTGGGGATAGAATACCTGAAGCCTATATTTGGACAGGATCCTCTTATGTTTTAAGAGATTTAAATACAGAAGCAAAAGCAGCTAATGCTTTCTTATCTTCAACAGGGGATGTTTTACTTCCTTTGGATTGGCGTCCTTATACCTATGTTCAATCGGTACAAATTACTAATCCTGGAGCTGGTGGACCTACCTCAACCGATGCTATTAGTTTTAGCACTACTTTAGATAAAGCTCCTACTGGAAATTTAATATGGTCTTTAAAAGAGACCAATAGTGATAATGCAGAAGTATTAGGATCCGCAAAACAATACAAAGTATTAGATGTTGCTCGAGAAGCAAAAAATATTTTTGCAATTACTGCAGTTGAACACTATAACCAAAAATTTACTGCTATAGAAGACGAATATGAATTAGGAACTATTCCTAACTCAGCTTATGTAGAAAAAGAGCCTACAACAATTCCTCCTCCTAGAAATCTTACTGCATCTTTTGAAGGACCACAAGGAAACCCTCAGTCAGAGATTCTACTAGCTTGGGACTATCCTGTAGATGACAGTTGGGTTAATTTTTACGAAATTGTTCATGATATACCTGATGCAGAGACTCCGCTTAGTAGTGCAACCAATGCTATGGTATTTAAAGGATTTGATTAATGTCAGAAGAAATTACATTTAAAGTACGAAGTGTATCCCATAAGGGTAACTACTCAGAATTTAAGACTGTTCGAATAAATAAAGACGGTCAGAGCTTTACTCTTGTAGGCCCTAGAATACATGATGGTATGCCTAAAGGAGCATATGCAGATGTAACTGCAGATGTATGTAGTCCTGCCGCTGCTGTAGATGAAGAAATTGTAGATCAAGCTGCTCAAACAGCAGGAAATCCATATCCAAATATAACTAATAGAGCCCGAGGATTAATTAATTTTGAATTTCTTCTAAATAGTGTTGCTAACTACGCCTCAGGAGGAGGCAACAACTGGCAGACAGAGGGGCAAAATATTACGCCTCCGACCACTTTAGATGAATTTAATTATACCTTTGAAGATTTTCCTGTAAGAGTAGCTTCTATAGTTAATCCTTCTAATTTTAAAACTATAGACACTCCTCAAATAGTAGATTTAAATGGAGTAACTGCAGGAGATCAACGAGAATTATACATTCTTTTTAAGCATGACACCGCCACTATACACTTAGTAGAGTGGGATAAATTTGCAATGCCTCCAGTAGGCTTTTGGAGATTTATGGGAGATGGTACTCGTGCAATGGGAGACTCTAGTAATTGGACATCTATTGGAAATGTTTCTGTTACTACTGAAGGAGTAATGACAGGAACTGGATTTACTTCAAGCCTAAAAGTGCAAGATGTAGTAACTATTCCTACAGGCACTATTAATGACGAGTCTTTAGGTATAGGTGCAAGAGTAATTGAAATTGTTAGCGATACAGAAGTACGCTTAGATAGATCTTTTGCAGAAGACTTAGGAGGAACTCCTGGAAATCCGCCAGGAACTCCATTGCGTCCTGCATATAGAGGCACTTATCGTCCAGACTATTCTAATGATTGTGTTCTAGCACAAGTTTTTAGACTTGCAGGAACAAATACTAAACCTTTTGTCCATAATTTTATTATTAATAGAGCTTTTGTAGGTGCTGTATCAAATCTACCTCCTCAAGGACAGACACAAGAGGGAACTAACGATGGAATTACTGTTACGGATCCCGGTGGAGGTATCACTTTTGAAAATGCAGGACACTTAGCCGGAGGTAAGTCCTCTTGGGATGTTGGTATTGGATGGTGGTTTGGCTATCAAGATGGTGCATATAGATGTGCTATCGGAGATCCTACA